AACAGATTTTACTTTAAGTTTAGCAAAATTACCTACAACTAACGATATTGTATTATCACGTATAACTGGTTATGATTGTAAAGTTAGTAGAGCATTAAAACAAGGTATAGAGTATATCTGTAAGGATGTAAAAATACATCCACCAGAAAATGGGAAAGTAAACATTGACAATAAGAAGGAGAAGTGATATAATGGAAATATGGTTGGTAGTAGTAGTTACATTATGGGCGATTGGTTTAGTCTGTAATAATTGCTAAATGATAGAAGATTGGATGAACGTGTTAGATAATGAGTTTATATTTTGGCATAGAGTACACAATTTAGAAACAGCATTAAAAAATGCTAAAAATGAGTTGTGGAAAACTATGTGGAAAAAGAAGTTAACAGAACTTATGAAAAAACCAGAGAATAGAGATTATCAATTGAAAGTTTTAAATGAGTATGGTATGAACGTTATACCAATGAATAGAACATTACATTAGGAGATTATATGGCAAACAAACAAGTAATATTAGACGGAATTAAAAAACACGCTGAAGGTAATATTGCAAAAGCAAAAACAAACGTGGATATATTTTTAAGTAATCCTGTTGGTGTTGCAACGCATATGGATTCAGTTGAAACAGTTGTTAAAGAATTGAAAATCATAGCAGATAATAAAGAAATTATTAAAACACTAGATGATATCTAAAAAATACATTTTAGATGGTGGAATAGGAATTCATTATAATTTTTTTACAGAAGAAAAATTTAATAGTATTAAATCAGATTTAGATAAGTTACATTTTAACAAACAACATCAACCATCAGGTACGTATTATGGCAATAGAATGCAGGCGTTTCCTGTTTATGAAAATCAATATACTAAAGAGAACGATTATATCAAAACTAATATAGAAGGTATATTACAAACAAAAATTACTGATTTTAAAACAATTGCTAGAAGAGTTATATTGAGTGAAGTAAAAGAATCTACACAAAACTTTGGTAAATATGGTTTTATACATAGGGATTATCCGCCTGAAGCTGAGTCTGAACCTTTAATAGCAGGTATGATGTATTTTGACCAGGCATATAATGGTGGTACGGCATTTTTTAATAGTCAAATGGAGAAAGTGCCAGACATTTATATAAGTGCTTATCCAAATAGACTAGTTTTATATCACGCTGGTAGATACCACTCACCTTGTTTAGATTATACCTTTAAAGAAAGATTAACATTATCTTTCTTTTTTAAAATAGAAAAAACTTTAAATGACAAGTAAAAAGAATATGAGAACTAATAGAACTCCTAGAAGGATACATAGAAATAAAGGAGGTCGTAAAAAAGGTACGATTGCTCCTATGATAAAGAAGTATTATAATTTTGGAGCGGCAGATGATGAGTTTGGAATAATAAGAAATGAAGATGACTATAATAGATTAAAAAAGAAGTATGAAGTTAAAAATTAAAAAATCAGAATATCAAGATATAGCTGATTGTATCAGAAGTGACCAAGTACCTGCTTCGGCAGTATTTGAGTACTTTTCTAATAAACTTTTTTATAAGTGGTACAAGAAGAAATATTTAAATGCCTAGATATACTTTTGAAAATAAAAAAACTGGCAAGGTGTGGGTAGATTATATGATGATTGCAGAAATGGAAGGTTACCTTAAAAAGAATAAACACATTGTACAAGTGCTACAACCAATAAATATAGTATCAGGTGTTCAAGGTGTGTCTTATAAAACAGACGGTGGTTGGAAGGACAACCTATCCAGAATAGCTGAAGCTCATCCAAATTCACCCCTAGCCGAAAAACACGGCAAAAGAAGTATTAAAGAGGTGAAAACTAGGAACGTAGTGAAGAAACATAAGTTAAGACAACAAGGTAAAAAATAATGGCAGACAAAGATATACCAGATTATATGCGAGGTTTTGACCTAGATAACGAGTGGGGATTTACTCCAGTATCTAGTAAACCTAAAGATGAACAACCTGGCATTGACCCAAAAGTAGTAGAAGGAACAAACATAGAACTATCTAAAGTTAAATCAGATGTTTCTACTATTAAATCTATGATGAACGAAATTATGCAAATAGTTAATGATAAAGAAACTGTAACAAAAGAAATTAGTGATGAAGAGACCCAACAAAAGTTTAAAGATATTGAAAAGATTGTATTACCGTTTTTATATAATTTATCAAAAAGTGATGAACCTTATATACATTGGCCGAATAGAGGTCCAATTATAAAAGGTCAAATAGAAAAAATATTAAAATTAACAAGAGGATAATAAATGCATTTAACAGAAAATTTTTCTTTGAAGGAGCTGACCGCTAGTCAGACGGCAGAAAGACACGGTATTAATAATAATCCTAGCGAAGACCATATTGACTCGTTAAAAAATTTGTGTGAGAAAGTACTACAACCGTTAAGAGACCATTATAAGAAAGTGGTAACTGTATCAAGTGGGTACCGTTCTCCAGAGTTATGTGTTAAAATTGGTTCTAGTCTTAAATCACAACACGCTAAAGGGCAGGCAGCGGACTTTGAAATATTTGGAATAGCAAATGCTGAATTAGCAAAATATATTATTGAAAATTTAGGTTTTGACCAACTTATATTAGAGTACCATAATACGGATGAACCTCACAGCGGTTGGATTCATTGTTCTTACAAGAATTCAGATGATAATAGAAAAGAAGTATTAAGGGCATATAGAAATGATGATGGCAAGACGTTATATGAGAAATATGACCCCAGCTGAGAGATTGCTCGTTGGTATAATAGTGATACTGTCAAAGATAAGAACAAAATCATTGATATGTACGCAATGAAAGGCATATAGCATTGACAAAGCATAGGAGATATGTTATATTATTAATATGAGTATAAAAAATAAGATTGAAGTATTAAAAGAAACAATTGCTTGGTTTAGAAAACAAATTGAACCACACGATTGTGGATGGATGTACACCACTATTGATGGCATAAAGCATAGAATAAGTGAATTAAGAAAAGAATTGAGGATGAAAAAGTGAAAGAGTTTAATTGGATTGATATAGATAAAACAAAACTTCCAACAACTAAAGGCAAGCGTATAGATGGTTTTCGTTTCTATCAAATAGATGGTAAAAACTATCCATCAATTACAACTGTACTTGGTGTTCAGAAAAAAGAAGGACTAGAGAAGTGGCGTAAGGCAGTAGGTGAAGAAGCAGCGAAGTGGGAAATGGGTAGAGCAGCACGTAGAGGCAAAGCAACTCATACACTTGTTGAACAATATCTTAAAAGTGAAACCCCAGCGATAAGGGATGTTTTACCATTAGGTTTGTTTAGATTAATGAAACCTTATATAGACCAAATTGATAATGTTCAATTGTCTGAAGAAATAATGTATAGTCATAAACTAACTGTTGCAGGTCAAGTTGATTGTGTTGCTGACTACAATGGTAAATTATCTGTAATAGATTTCAAGACAGCGAACAAGGAACGTAAAGAAGATTGGATAGAAAACTATTATATTCAAACTTGTGCTTATGCAATTATGTATGAAGAGCTATTTGGCAAACGCATAGAACAATTAGTTATCTTAATGGCAGGTGAAGACGGCACAATGCGATCCTTTATAAGAGATAAAAAAGATTTTGAACCAAAACTAGAAGAATCTATCAAGTATTTTTATAAATACTATGAGAAACTAAACAAAGATAAAATCAAGCAATAACATTAACAAGGTGGCTGGAAATTATCCACGAGAGGTCACTTATGTTAAACAAAATAATTGGAACGATAGTAGGAGCGATACTCATAACAATGAGTACGTTTGCTGTAGCAGAAGAAGTAAAACCATTACCATTGCCTGAAATTCCAAAAGAGAATTTACAAGGACAATTATATTGGTTACAAATGCCTGTTATATGTGGAACTAGTGATAGTGTACTTGCATATATTGAAAAAAATGAATTTACATTGGTTAATGTTTCTGTTGGTAGAGATAAAGCTAAACCAGATGGTGAACCAGTTTTTATAGTAAGTTATTATGTTGACCCTACATACACACAATCAATTGTAGTTATGTCAACAATGAGTGGACTAGAGTCTTGTATGTTATACAAGTCATTTGATTTAAAGTTTATGCCACGAAAACAAGAAATAAGTTTATAATGAATTTGACGTTGAAGGATAGATAATAATTAGTGAGGACGTGGGTGCGATTCCCACCACCTCCACCAATTCAAAACACATTAATGTGTGCTTTAAGGGGGTGAGTTAGATTCGACTACTAACTAAAACTATCTGGAGTTAAATCGCTGACAGCGTACTGTTAAATTTAAACGGCGAAGGAAACTTTGCTCTTGCTGCCTAGTTAATAGGTAGACGGCCTTGCCTGACAGGTGGCAACAGAAGTCAGGCGCTTTACATTTTAATATAAATATGTTATAGTAATGTAATGAACTCAAAAGAATTTTCGTTGATAATAGAAGATGTTGTAAAAAAACATAAAGGTATGTCATACGTGGATGCTATAGTAAAATATTGTGATGAAAATAATCTTGAAGTAGAATCAGCAGGACGTTTAATTACTAAATCACTCAAAGAAAAAATCCAATTTCAATCACAAAAATTAAATTTATTAAAAGGTCCTAAATTAGGAGTATTACCATCGTGAAAATATCTTGTTCAAGTAGGGCAAAGGAGCCTTGGAGACCTATTCAAGACCATTTGGATTTGCATATAAAGACAGCCTGGGAACATTCCAATTTTAGATTTAGTTATGATGATATAGATTCTGTTTATGGACAAGTAGAAGAATATATTCCTTTATATGGAGGTAGACCTGCGGAATTTCCAGAAATAATGAAAAAGGATGTTTCTTGGATTTATGATAAAGGTATTGGTGTAAAATTAACTTTACAAAATAAATTTATAACTGACAAGGCTTATAAAGATAGTAAACCAGCTTTAAAAGAATATAATAAAAAAGGAAATTCTATTATTGTTACACTTGATAAGTTGGCTGAATATATTAAAAATGATTTTCCTAATTATAATATAGAGGCAAGTTGCATACAAGATATTACTGATAATGAACATTATGAAAAGAAAGTTGCAACTGGATTATATAATACGATTGTTTTACCTATTCATTGTAATGATGATATGAAATTTATAGAAAGTATTAAGAGAAAAGATTTGTTAAGATTGTTTATGAACATAGAGTGTTCTTATAATTGTCCTAGTAAAGTTTGTTATGGTCCAACTTCTAAACTTAATACTGAACAGTTGGGACAGGAGAAAAGTAATAAAAAATTTATGTGTAGTTTGATTGACTTCGGTCAAGAAAGAACCTTTTATAAAGATGATATAAACTGGAGGGAATTTTATTTTGATTTACCAATGTATGAGAAAATGGGAATAACTAAATTTAAATTGGTTACACCTACAGAACAACAACAACGAACTGCTTTGATGTATAAGAAAAATAGGAGTTGGTTGATTAAAAAGAAAAAGTAAAATGAAAGATAAGAATAAAGAAGCGATTAGAATATTAGAAGAAAATCAACTCACTAACGTTTTTTCACCAGAGGATCAAATTAAATTAAAATTAAAAGAGGCAAAAGAGAACAAGAAATATAATGAGCATAATAGGAACACTTCAAAGGATCCTTTTAAAGGAACTAGTATAGAAGGAAAAGATTAAAGATGGACGTTGAACTTATAGATAAAATGGGTAGTGACCTATCAGTAGTGAACGCTGCTAGAGTATCATTTGCAAAAATTAAAGATAAATTTGAAGACAAAGATGAAAAGTTAATTAAATATCTTGCAGTACACGGACATTGGTCACCTTTTGCTCACGCTTCATTATCATTTAGAATTAAGGCACCTGTTTTTGTTGCAAGGCAATTAGTTAAACATCAAGTTGGTTTAAGTTGGAACGAAGTGAGTAGAAGATATGTAGATGATAAACCACATTTTTATGTTCCATTTATGTGGAGAAAACGTCCTGATAAGAATATTAAACAAGGTTCAAGTGATGAAGAAGTACCTTATGATATAACTAAAATAATAAATGACGCTGAAGAAATGTATAATGATATGTTAGCAGACGATATAGCACCTGAAATGGCACGTATGATATTACCTCAATGTATGATGACCGAGTGGATATGGTCAGGTAGTTTATATGCATTTGCTAGGGTATGTAATTTAAGAAATAAAGAAAATGCTCAAGTGGAAACAAGAATGGTAACACATCATATATCAAAACATATGAAAGACCATTTTCCAATGTGTGTGAGGTACTTGTTAGATGGTTAATAAATGAATTATAATGGATTTGATGTCTATAAGACATATCTAGCAGTTAAATTACATTTTACTACAACTGCTTATGACTATCATAAATATAATGGTAAGGTGAATGCGAGTTTGGAACAATTTACAAAGCGTAATGATAGATATTTTTTTTATAAACTTTCAAATAGATACGCTAAAGATAGTATTGTTGATTATTTTGTTTCCAATTTTGCTAATAATAATAAAAAATGGATAGGAAATTTACTTGAAGATGATGGACACAAAACCTACTTACGATATAAAAGATATAGAGAATCTTTTAATTACAATTTACGAAACGACCTTGGTCATATTGTTTACGATTTTAACAAGCGTGGCATTTCTTTTGATAGTGGGATGGGCGTTCATAATGGGCAACATCCAAGAATGCTACGATTACTTATCCAAGAAAAAATTAGCTACCAAACCGCCATCATACTTGATAAAGCTATTGCGTTTATCAAAGATTGGGATACACAAATTAAGGAAAAGGTTGTCTGGCCTAATATCTCCTCTAAACTCAAAAAATTAAAACCATTTTTAAGATACAATGAAGTAGAAGCACAATTAATATTAAAAGAAACAATACGAGAAGGATTCCAAAATGAAAATTGATTTTATAGCACAAATAGAAGGTGTTGAAAAGACTATGCCTATAATTAAGGCAAGTGAATATAGACACAAATGGATGATTAAGATGGCGCAAGATTATAAAAAATTTGGGTCATTGACAGAACGAAGTGAATTTGAAAATACACCTTTCGCAGTAAAAAAGGATCAAAGACATACATCAAAATGTCCAGGTATTATTGATTATAGAAATCAAGGATATATTGCAAGACTACATCAAGACGTTAAGATAGATGTTCTTGGTGATGATGAAGAAAGTTATAGATACCAAACAGCTTTAAATGACAAAACTATAGGCGTAAAAGAAGAGTTTATTAATCATCACGGAGAAGGAAATTTATATCCTTTTTTTGAGAACTGGCCGAAAGATACATTAAAGAAAATCATTAAAGTTAATATGCCTTGGAAGGTAAGAATACCTAAAGACCATTATCTATTACAAATGCACCCATTTTACCTAGATGATTTTAGATTTACAACGCTTTCAGGTGTATTAGATTGTAATATGGGAATAGGTAGTATTATGGTGCCTATGTTTTGGCACACTACAAAAGGAGAAGAGTTAATCAAAGCAGGTACACCAATAGCACAATTGATATTGATACCTAAAGATGAAATAGAACATAGAAATTTAAATATTGTAACTGATCCTAAATTTAAAGAAGAACAAAGAATAAGTTATTTAATGTTAAGAAACCAATTTACAGTTAACTATAATAAGATAAAAGAGTTTTGGAAAGAACGTTTAAAATGATTAAAGTTATAGATAATTTTTTAGATAAAGGCGATTTTAATGAAATGAAAGAAATAATAATGGGTAAAAATTTTCCTTGGTATCATTATGACCAACCAGTAGATAACTATTTACAGTGGGATTTTGATAAAACACCACAGGAAATAAAAGAAGAAGCTAAAAGAGTTAGTGGTTATTGGTTTATGGTTAATTCATTATATGACAATAATCGTCTTATAGCCAGTAAGAACCCAGCAAGTATTTCTGTCCTGAAACCAATTATATCTAAATTAAACACGATAGATGGCCGCCAGGTGAAAGAGTTGATAAGAGCAAAATTTAATTTTTATCCTAATCAAGGCAAATTTATTGAACATACTTGGCACCAAGATACAGATTATACACACAAAGGTTGTTTGCTTGCTTTTAATACTTGTAATGGTTACACAAAGTTTAAAGATGGCACTAAAGTTGAGAGTGTTGAAAACAGAGCACTCCTTTTTGATCCATCTATTGAACACACTAGTACAAACACAACAAATGCTCCAAGGAGAGTTAATATTAATATTAACTATTTTGAATTATAATGAAAAGAGATATGGACCAAATGATTAAAACTCTTATGAGCAAGGGTTATAAAATCAATGAGAGAACTATCTATGCAATGCGACAAGTACAACGTCATAAGTTTTGTGTGGGTGGTGCATTTGCTTATGAAGACACACCACTTGAAATAGGTTATGGTCAAACTATATCACAACCTTTTATGGTTGCATATATGACTGAACAATTAGGTATTAAACCTTTAGACAAAGTGTTAGAGATAGGTACAGGTTCAGGTTATCAAACTGCTGTGTTGGCAGAATTAACAGCAAATGTATATTCAGTAGAAAGAATTTTTAAACTATCACAAAGAACACAAAAGTTAATGTTAAAATTAGGTTATGAACACGTGAAATTTAAAGTAGCTGATGGTCACAATGGTTGGGAAGAACACGCACCATATGATAGAATTATTGTAACAGCAATGGCAGATAAAGTACCATATGAATTACTTAAACAATTAAAAGATAGTGGTAAAATGATTGTGCCTGTTGGTGGTAAGATAGTAGAGATTATTAAAAAAGAGGAGAAGGCAGGTGTACCTATTATTAAAGAAAAAAGTTTGATAGGGTGTGTTTTTGTTCCACTTGTTAAAGGATGATAGACTCTCAGGAATTAGAAAAAAAAATAAATGGTACTTGGACCATTCAAGAAATAATAGAAGCAATGGATAGGATAAATGAATGGTAGTATGGACAAATGATGAAAATGATATAGTTGATGAACTAAACAAACTATCAATCTTTACAGACAATCAATTAACATTAGAAGGTAAATCATATTCTAGTTTTGACGCCTTCAATAATAGTTATGTTTGTGAAATAAAGAAAAGAAATTTTACAAGTGACCATAGATTTGCATTAGAAGGATTAATAATTGAAAAAATTAAATATGATGGTTTATTAAGTAAATGTTCAAAAATTTGTGTGGCTGATAAGGAAGCATTATATATTAATAAGTTTACAGACAATAAAATATTGATATGGAATTTAAGTGAAATGACTAATACTGGATATAATTTTAATTGGCATATGAAGAAAATGAATAAGAGAACGTTTGAATCAAAATGGAATAAAACTGAAAAAGAAGTAGCACTATTAAAACCTAAAGAGGCAAGAAAGTATGGGTGAAAGAGTATTTTGTATAGGCAATGGTGAGAGTAGAAAAGATATAGATTTATACAAGTATAAACCATTTGGTAAAATGTATGGGTGTAATGCCATTTATAGAGACCATCCTGATTTATGCGATTGTATAACTGCTGTTGACCACGGAATAACACACGAAGTATATCACGCAGGTATGGCACAAAAGATA